CTGATCTCCTCAGTCGTCTTTCCCATTGTGGCGGCGACGCCGGAGATCGCGTATTCAAAATCGGAGCCCACGCTGATCGCATAAGCTCCGAGACCCACGAGAGCGGCACCGGCGGCGGCAACTGCCGTTGCTATGCCGCTTGTAAGTGTCGATCCGAGGTTTGCCAGACCGGTTCGTAGACCGCTCTGGTCGAGATCGGTATCAATAATAACAGAGCCGTCTGCCGACATATAATCACTTCCTTTTCGATGTGGTTACACGCGGCTCAACGGCTCAAAGCGTATATACACCCCTGCGGAGCAGAGGATTGTTATCTGTTTGTGTTCGAGTTGAAGCTCCGTGGACGGTCATGCAGATCGTCCACGGGGTTTATTATTTCGCAGTCTTTTGCACGCCGTTCTCAATGACGAGCTCAAACTCTTTCTTACAGCCTCGAGTGCATTTCAGGAATACCCCGTGGCACTCCGCTGTGTCTTCGTAAATAGAGTGCTTTGCCCCGCAGTAGGGACATGTGATCCAGCTTCTCTTTGTCGCTACGCGTTTCATAGCATACCTCCGAATGCTGCGCCCGCCGCTGCTACCTTATCCTCGAAAGAAAGGTTCTGCGGAAGGGCGTAAATGGCTTTCAGGCGGGCTATGCGTTCCCGCTCTTTGCTGTTCTCGATCTTCCCGAGATCGGCGGCACGGTAGCCCATTATCTCGACGATCTTATTGTGATCTTCAAGGCTCCTAAAAAGGGCTTGGAACTTCCACCAATGCAGATAATCAATCTCGTTCAGGTCAATCCCGTATTGTGCAAGAAAAGCTCCGTAGATGTATGGAGCGTCATACTCGTAGTCGTAGTACATCTTGGGTTTGAGCTCGACGTTTCCGTTCATCTTGGGTTCGTGATGTCGTTTTTTCGGAGCTCCACCGCACCGATATAGGTTCAGGATGGCGTCGACCGCCTCCTCTATGTTCCTCGGTCTCTCCTCTGTAAAGAAAAGGTCTATGACCGATTCGACGCGCTCTCTTGCGCTTTGTTCTCCGTCGGTAATGATCTTCTCGAAAATGATGAACGTCCGAAAATCAGTATCGACAAAAAGCTCCTTGCCGTCCACCTCGACGGTCTCAGGCAAGGAGTCTAATAGGATATTCGCCATTACTTCTTCCTTGCGGCGGCTCTGCGCTGTTCGCGGTTAGAATATTTGGCGAAGACGTTCTTCGTGTTTATCACGTCGTCCTTCTGGATGCGGATAAACGCAAGGAACGCGTCATAGGCTGCGTAGCAGTATGCTACATTCGATTTTTCGGTGCACAGCGCGTCGCCAGCTCCCTCTCCGAGGGTTTCATCGAAGAAGGTTTTGAGCATCTTGCACTGCGCCCTGAGAATTTCGGACGTCTTCCCGATTTTGGGGAGCGTCTTTTCGACCTCTCCCATCTTGTCGATAGCCGCTTCATACTTCGCGGCATCGTCCGCGTCGCGGAGGTCAAACTCGTAAGAATGTCCGTTGTACTCGAAAACTGTCGGGATCGGTGTCGTCTGGCTCATTTGCTCATTCCCTCCGTTCCTATCAGTTCGCCGTGAAGGTCTTAGTAGACCGGTCGAAGATACCATAGGCGGCATCGCCGCACGCCTTCATCGTGCCGGTGTAGATCAACGCGTCCGTGCCATCGCCCTTGTTCGCGGGGATAATGGCATAGGGGCGTTTGACCGCCTCATAGCCGCTTACCTTCTCGTAGTAGGTGGCGATGTTGGCAACATTGGGCGTGGTAACTGCCGTATAGGTCGTCCCGTCCTTTGTGTAGTAGGTCTTGCTGTTGTCGAGGGCCGTGTCAGCGGTAAGGAAATACCGCTCTGCTTCCTTCCAACAGTTGACCGAAACGATGTTGCGGTGGGTGTCGGTTCCGACAAGCTCGTTATCGGTGATCTCCATGATCTCCTCAATAACGGGTTCGCCGGTGATAACGTCGCAACTATAAGCTATGCTCGGGGAGTAGCCGATTACGTCGGTCTTTTCCGTCTTATAGTTGACGTACTTGCGGGTGTACTCCTTCGGGTTCTTTGCCTCCGGAAGCGTGGTAAAACCTTCGCCGATAAGATGATAACCCACGGGCGAGGATTTCAGGCATTCCATGTAGCTCTCGAACTGATAACGGAGTACAAGTTCGTTCGTTGCGGTAGACATTTACTTCCTCCTTGCTTTGTATTCAAGCGTAAATACCGCTTGGTAGTCTTCCACGCCGTTGTCGTACCGTGCGGCGATGGATGGGGTAGTGTTGAGTGATATGGACGTCGGACGCCGGTTATCGTCGATATAAGGCAATCGGACGAAACTCCCGTCAGACTCGTCCGTCTCCGTGAGCCATGCGGCAAGATCATTGAGTATGGCGATCGCGTCTAACCGTGAAGCGGTGTCCTCTCCGCTCACGCGGGCGTAGACTGCGAAGCTCCACCCGGCAATATACGAGCCGTTGACGTATGCCTTCTTTTCCTCCGCCGCCGCAAGCTGTTGGATCATCAGGCTCGGAACGTCCTTGCCGAGGTCTTCGAGCCTGAACTCGACCGGCTTGCGGGGCCACGAATTAAGGTGGTTCCTCATTGCTTGTGCAATTAGAATGCTGTCAGTCGGAAATGTCCTTGCCATGTTTTACGGGTTTCCTTTCACGATTTTGTCGACGCCTTTCAGCCACGCGTCTTTCTTGGCTGCTTTCGCCTTCTCAAACCATTGAGCGCACGCTTGCGGGTGCTTGTCCTTTGAGAAGTGGTAATTCACGCCGTAGTACATTTTTTGAGCATACGGCGCGTTGTACTCTATCTTTCCGCTGCCTATTACCGTCCCGAGTATGCCCGAATTACGGAGCATACCAGTTCGCATGGGTACGTAAGGATCGCTGTCCTTCAACACCTCATTATCCAAGAACTTTTGCGCCTGTGAAAACTTCTTGTTAAAGCGTCCTATGCAGGATTGGGTGTTGAGTTTGAGTCGGTAACTAACTCCGCTCAAGTAGCGTCGACCTCGAAATGCCACATTCGGCGTGATCCGGTTTCCTTTCGGCAAAAGCCGCAGACGCGAAGCCGGTTCGCGCTTCCCACTTTGATTATGTAGTCATTTCCCTTGTCGCAAAGCGTCCAATAAGAGCTCTTATCGGTCGCCTCTGCCCACTCCTGATAGGGTAGGTACGTCCTCGGGGAGCCGTCGGAGGCTGTCGCGACGGTTTTGTCGTCGAAGATATACAGCCTCGTTTTGTCGCCCGATTTCTTCCCGTGCGAATCGGTATTGGCTCCCTCTGTAAGCGGGCAATAGCAGTGTGCAAGCGTCGTTTCCTGATATACAGCTTCGTCGTTGATCTCTCCGATGTAGTTGAAGAGAGTAACGGTGTCGGTCAGCATATTAAGTCTTCCCACGGCGATCCCTCCAAGCATAAGCCCAACGGGTCATAAGTCCGAGCCTTTTCAGGAGTGCAATCGCCAAGGCAGACACAGGAATGCCGTTAAAAGTACGGACAGCGTCCTGACGCGCACTTCCCTTAGAGATAGAGTAATCGCCGAGGTGTTCGCTCCCGCCCGTGTAGGACGATTCTGCGAAGCCTACGGCGGCGTCTATTCCGCCCTGCTTATTAAGCAGCTCGACCTGATAGGCGACCGCTTTTTTGTAGAGATCGTCCTCAAGGTCGGCTGCTTTTGGTTTGACTATGCAGACTTCGTAGATGACGTCCGAGGCTATATCAGCGAGACGGTCGAACTCACTCGCGGGAATGGTTGCTCCGTGGAAGGTATCGTTGTAGTACGTCAGGTCGATATTAGCCATAAGCGCCTCCGTTTATCAGCCGCGAGAGATGATCCTCGCGATAGGGATGGTCTTGTGGGCGATATACTGCTTGCCGCTCTCCGTCTGGGAGTTGACGAGCTCCCAGTTTGCGCCGTTGCGGAGCTCCGCATCCGTGGGAGAGAGCGTAGACATCGAGGCCATGGTGAAGCTGATGCCGTAAGGAGCGAAACACTTCCTCTGGCGGGAGTACAGGGTATCCTGACCGCCGTTGGTCTTGGGATCGCGGTCGACCTCGTAGGGCTTCTTCGCGCCGCAGTCGGTGTACTCGATAGCACCATCGCCGAGGACGAAGGTGGTGTAAGCGGTGTACTCGTCGGCGGGGGTAGTCGTCTTGACCTCGACTACGAGAGCGCCGGTGGAAGCCGCCTTCGTGACGGTAACGACGGGCTGATGGTAGCCGAATGCGGTGTTCTTCTGGGTGAAGGTAATGGTGTCGCCCGACCTCGTGATCGTGTACTTCGTTGCGGTGCCAGAGGTGAGCGCGGAGAGCTTGTTGTAAAGCACTTCCGCGTCGTTCGAGGCGTTGCTCGTGGAGGGCAGAACGAGGTTGGTGTCGGTAGACGCCGTTCCGTTCGCTACCCAGGTGTACTCGACACCGAAGATGGTGATCTTGTCACCGGCGGTGGGAGCCGTCTTCACCTGGAGGGTGTAGACGCCCTGAGTGGCGAGGGTGTCGACGTGGGGCATGGTGTCGTCAATGAGAACGACCTTGCCGTTCAGCGTGCCGAGAGTGAGCTCGCGCTCGATACCCTGCGCATCGGTGTACTTCATGTATGCGAGGAGCTTGAGGTTTTCAAGGTTCGTCGCAACAACAGAGTGCATGATGGCGAGGGAGAACTTGCCCTTGTTGTCTCCGCAAGCCTTCTGGATCGCGGAGTTAAGAGTGATGCCGGACATACAGCCCGCGCCGACGTCGTTGGCGGCGGCATTGCCGGTGACGTCGGTGGTGTGCTTGTCCACGAAGATCGCGCCCTCGGTGTCGGACATGTTGAACACGCCGGTGAGAATGTTGACGATGGTCGCCTGATCCACTTCGTTCCAGTACTCCGCAATCTGCTCCGCGATGTTCTCGATGAAGTCCTGACCGCCGGTGATGTCGTAGGAGAAGTCCTTCTCCGTCCAAGCGGCGGCACGGCCGACTACGACGCGAGAGTGCTTAAAGGTCACAGTGCTACCGGCGTTGATGTCGGTGCTGCCGTCGTAGTTGAGCGCCTGATAGTTATTGATCAGGCCCTTAAGCGTGGTGGTAAGGTAGTTACCGCCGTCCTGATCCGCCATGCTCTGTGCGAGGTCGGGACGGGGACGAATCGCGCGGCTCTTGATAAGCTCCGTGCGATTGGGGTTGGGCAGACGGTCAATATAGCCCTTGAACACGTCGCCGTTAAAGATTTTGCTGTCAAAGACAGATACGTCAGGCATTTTATTATCCTCCTATCATTAGTCGAATTTGATCTCCGCGTTCGGATCGGCGTTCTTGCGCTTCATCATCTCCGCGAGAGACATCTTGGGTTTGGGCTGATTGTGCGTCGGGGCAGGATCGGCAAACTTGGGCTTGAAGCCGCTGCCCGCGGGAGCGGGGGTAGGCTCGGGCGTAGGTACAGGAGGGGTAGCCGGTGCGGGTGTCTCGATAACAAACGCCGCTTTGTTATCATCGTCCGCCATAAGCTTCTCCATAAACTCTTTGCCTCCAACGAGGTTGCCGTCCACGAGCGGGAGGTTGAGCTTGTCAAACTCCGCCCTTATGCCGCTCTCGGCCATCTTGGAGCTGAACTTGTAGCCACGGAAGAACAGGTCTGTCGCGTAGCCGCGTTCCTTTTCCTCGAGGGACTTCCTGAGTGCGGCGGTGTCGTCGTTGTACTTCTTCTCCCAATCCGAAACGGACTTCTTCACGCCTTCGATGTCCATATCCTTGTAGGACTGGATCGTGGCATTTGCGGTTTTGAGCTGTTCACTCAGCCCCTTGAGCTCTGTATCCTTTGCGTCGAACTTGTCCTTCGCAACGTAGCCGCCCTCGGCAAGGTTCGCGAGCTTAATGGTCTTGTCTTCGCCGAGTTTTGCGACGAGCTGATCGTAGGTCAGTGCGGCAGGGGTTCCGTCTTCGTTCGTTCCGAACAGTTTCTTGAGAAATTCGTACATGGTCTTTGTCCTTTCATTCGCTGATTTTTTTAAGCGTTGGTTCACTCCAACATCTGCTATGCGGAGATATATCCCCTCCGCAAGGGAGAGTGTGACGCTGTTTATATCCCGTGCGTCGCGGGAAGCACTTGATGTATATAAAAGGCCGCCCAGAGATCGAGCGACCAGTGCTATTGCTAACCTTGCAACAACCTTACACGACCTTGCAAAGGCGTGTAAGGTTCGTGTAACTCTCGTGCAACGCGTTGCATGTGTTAAACGTGAGTTAAAAATGAGTTTAATGCATTAAAATCGAGTTAAGGAGCGTTTTTGCGTCTTTTTGAGCATTTTTCGCACCTTAACGTGCATTTTTCTCGAAATAACGCATATTAAGGTGTTCCGGCTCTGCGTCCTCCCCAGACGGCTTTCGCGCTTATGCTCCGGTTCCAAAGACCGATTTGTTCGCGGTCGGGGTTCCGCGTCCGTCCGTGCTGTTCGAGGAATGCTTTAAGTCTTGCTTCCCTCTGCTTCAAAAGAGCAGAGGCGTTGTCGAAATCCCTGTCCAGCTGCGCGTGGAGATCGGGATCGGTGCAACCGTCTCTTGCTCCGTCAAGCGCCTGTACGCGGCGCTTCGCGTCTCTGATGGCCCTTTCGAGCTCTCTCTGTCTTTGCTGTAAACGGTAGTCTTCGTCGTTGTCCCTTCCCGCGTCCGCCGAGGGATCAGTCGAGAACGAGTGAGTAGAAAGTCCCTCAAAAAACGGATAGAAATTATGGTAACAATTCCATCCGCATAGCCCTTCGCCA